CTTTCGTTAAAATTATTTCTGACATTAGTTTCCTCTAGTATTTACTTAGTATCTACTTAGTACTTATTAATCTTTAAAGTAAGTTATATCCCCGGAGACTCCCCTTGTTCCTCGTTTAAAACGAAAGAATACCAAGAGGGGAATCTCTGGAATAAGTTTATCTTTATCCCTTTTACTCGATGTTTATTTTTTTTAGACGAATAAACTATACAAGTGGCCTTGTATCTCCCACGTCTATACCACAAAATGTTATGCAATGTGTCGGGGAGTCATTCTTATCCCATTGCTTTGTGATTTAGTGATTAGTTAAAAATTGTTTAATAGTAGGTATGGACGGGAGTTTTCATCTTTTGCATACCTGAATTAGTTAATTAATGTTATAAAAAGTTATATCAGAAACAGTATAGTATTTCAAGCGCTTTTTTTGCGCTTTCTTTATTTACTTGAAAATTATTTTCTTCGTGTTATTATAAGTTTATGGAAATTAAAAGAAAAGGTGAAATTATTTATATTTCCTTTGATTCGACATATAAAGTAACATCAACGTTTATGAGACTACAGGAGTTTAACGAATCTCCTTCTAAAAAGATACGAGGAAAATATTTTACTTTAGAGCAGTTTATGGATGAATATGCTGCAATGACAGGTAATTTTACTTATTGTTCTGATTGGACTGGTTTCAATATCCCCGGAAAAGTATATCATAAATTTATAAAGACATTTTCTTTGAATTTACTTGATAAAGAAAAGAAGATGATTGACCTTATAGAAAAAGTGACAGAGGACGGGGAGGATAATTTTTATTTAATAGGCACCTGCGACGATGAAGATATTATTCATGAGGAAGCACATGCATTTTTTGCCCTTTCTCGTGTATATCGTAAAACAATGAAAAAGTTGGTTTGTGATTATAAAAGAAAAAATGAAGTGGCGAGATGGATACAAGATATGGGATATGATAAAAGTGTTGTTGTAGATGAAACACAGGCATATTTAGCCACAACAGATAGAGAAAGTCTTTCGGAGTATAATTTCAAGAAGAGTTGGTATATTCCCAAGGTATTTTCTAATTATTTTAATGAGTTTAAGGAGCAATATGAAGCCTAAAGTGGAAATTTTTACAGATGGGTCATGCCCTGTTCCCGGCAGTTATGGTGGATGGGCTTATATTATGAGGATTAAGGGTGCCGAAAAAAGAAGGGCTGGAGGGTTGGAAAGTACAACTAACAATAGGGCTGAATTAATGGGACCAATAAAGGCTTTGGAGGATTTGGTCTTTGTAGGTAAATCGCTTGATATTATTCTAACATCTGATAGTCAATATGTGACTAAAGGTATTTCTGAGTGGTTGTCTAAATGGGTTCGTGCGGGTTGGAAAAAAAGAAATTATAAAACTAAAGAATTAGAAGATGTTGCTAATAAGGATTTGTGGAAGAGGTTATATACTTTGATATTGGAACATGATATAAAAACATCATGGGTTCGTGGACATACTGGGCATCAAGAAAACGAATGGTGTGATACAGCAGCGGGAGCAGAAACTAAAAAGATGATTTTGGAGAATAAAAATGAAATATAAAAATTATCTATTACTGTTCATGTAAATCATTTCAATATGTTTCAAGAATTCTTTTTGCTTAGTGTTGGTTTTCATTCGGTTACATGTAATACAGCATGGAATACAATTATCTAATTGATAATCTTTAGTGCTGTCAATCCTATCTAATCCGCATCTACCATCATTTTTACCACAATAATAGCACGGTTTATTGGTGGTTAATTGGTCATACTGTTTTAAAGATATCTCAAAATTTCTATATCCACAATTAGCAAGAATTTTAGTATTCTTGTAGGCCATTTCTAATGGCAAAAATCCTCTTTTTTGTTCACATGTCATAAGATTTTCACAATCTGGACATGCCACATGTGGAGAACATGAGCTAGAAAATACACGCTTATTAGGGTAGTGACAGGTTTTACCACATGAACAAATAAATTCCCAAACTATGGAGTCTCCGGGTTTATTTCCTTTGATGGGTTTGATTGCGGTTAATTTCCCCATAGTTTTCCCAATATGATTATGTGCTCGACGCATACCTGTTATTTTACTTGAACAAGACCGGCATTTTGTCGATAATCCATTTAGTAACGCACGTCTTCTAACTGTTTTTATTTTTCCACATGTACATTTGCACAAAAGCATTTTATTTCCTTGTTGTTTATCACCTTCCTGCAATATTGTCCAATCTCCGAATTTTTTACCAATAATATTTTCTTCCTTTCTCATGATATTATATAGGGAAGTTACAACAAATAACCTTAAAAATCTTTTTCCGTTGTTTGTTGTGAGCGATAAGACTTGTTTTTTGTGGGGAAAACGCTTAACATCTGATAGTTAGAGCGAAATTAGAAGTGAAAAATAGGTTTTTCCAAGATGGGCAAAAACAAGAAAAACAAGAAAAAAAAAGTTCCAAAGGCAGAGGTGCCAGAGGCAGTCTACCCAGATACAGTAAAGGAATGTATTGATGATAAGTTGAAGTTTCGCAAGGCCACTCTTAATGCCGTTAATGAGTTCAAGAGGATGCATCCTTGGAGAGGGACCAATCGAGAGAGAAGGAGTAAACTCATATATCTTCACCGACATCTTTGTGAGATATATGGAATAGATATCGGTATAACGTTTGACCCACAAGGAATAAGCCAATATCTTCCCGAGGAAAATATAATTGTTCTAAATAATTATTCTGTTGTGACGTTTTTACATGAGTTCGCCCACGCAATGGGAAGGGATGAAAAGGGAGCGTGTCGTTGGAGTTTAAATTTATTTAAAAGATGTTTCCCTAAATCTTTTGAAAAAAATCATAAAGTCGGTCACATGTTAATTAAAAAGAAGAATCTTCCAGTTAAAAAGCAAGTTACTACTGTTATCAAAGGTGCTCTCGCCGCTGCCAATGCTCTTATTGAAAAAGCTAAGCCTCTTAAATAGTTTATTTTTAACTTGTTTTTTATTTTATTTTAGATATACTCATTCCTTCAATACACTATCTCGCTATAAGAAGGAAATGTCTGATAAAAAAAAGAATAAAAAGAAAAGTGATTCGCAAGTCCGATGCATAGATGTCAAATTAGTTTGTAATAAAGAAGAAGCACATGAATTATGGAATATTCATGTGCTTCTTAATGAGATGCTTCAAGAAGGGCATTTAATCCTAAATGCGATGAGACGGGGCGAGATAGGGGCTAACAAAAAAGAAAAAGAATTTTTGAAACGGCATGTAATATATGGGGAGCTTAAACAAGTCCAAAATAAAGGCCAATGGATAAAAATGGTGTCTTCTAAGCCGGGAAAACTTTTGGATTGGGCTGTGAGTTATTTAAAAAAGGCTAAGATAAAAGAAGAAGATATAAATAAACACATGAAAGATTTGGCATTGTTTGTTAAGCGAGGTCATTCTGCTTATGATTATAATAAATTTAGTCGTGGGTTAACAGCAAATACAACAGCTAATATTTGGGACCAAGTATTAGCTGACACCAAATCATTCCGTGCAATTGCAACAAATCATAGAGTTGCCCTTAAGGAGTGGGGTAAAAAATATAAAAAGTTTTCTTCTAGTAAGGATGGTGTTGCTTATTTAGCAATTAAGTCATTGTTTGAAAAATTTGAAGAAGGAATAAATAAAAAGAATGTAAGACGTTTTTCTTGGGGAAAATATCTTAAGTGGCTTGCAGAGACTCCAGAGTTACTAAATTGGCGTGGCAAAAATGCTTCTTTACACGAGGTTGATAAAAAAATAATACAAAAAATAAGAAGCTTACCAAGATATAAACAAAGAAAAGAAATGACCAAGGAATGGTTTAAGGCCAATCCTGAATTATCTGATTTAAATGATACTCATGAGTATTATAGGAAAAATTTCTTATTATCAAAAGATAAGGATGGAAATAGACAATTCGGGTTTGAAAGTAAGCCAAGTTATAAATTACCACACCCCATGAAAAGCCCACGTTGGTTTACTTTTCAACGTAACTTAGATTATAAAAACTTTATATTTGAGGGGGATACGGGTTCCGTGTCTTTGAGGGGAATAGACAGGAGTATGAAGTCTTATAGTTGGCAAGGGGATAAGAGGTTTAATCGTTTTACTAAAAAAGGGAAAAATTATACATATTCTGATTCTAGGGGACAAGAATATGAAATAGATTTTAAAGGGGCTAAATTGTATTTTAAAGGAAAATCGGGAAAATTAGACCCGTTTTACCCGTATCTTCGTTTTACATCAAAACCTAAGAAGAAGATAACTATTTCAAAAAAAGCAGAAGCGTTTAATCGTTGGTTTTTTAAGCTACCTAAAGACAAAATGGGTACAACACCCAAAAAGTTGCTAGATGGAACAATAGTAGGCAGTGTTGATTTATCATTTAGGAATAGTGTTGGATTTATAACGATAAGTAGAAAAGAAAAAGATGGCTTGCGGCAACTGTGCAGTAGGAATATTCATTTGACATCTCGCAAGAAACATAATGGAAAAAAATTCCTTGGACCCAATTTGTTTGCCATTGCTTCTGTAGAAAGAGAATTGAAGGATATTAATAGAACGTTAAGTCGAAATCAATTTCCAGATAGATTGGCTAGGCATAGAAAAAATATGAAAGATGAATATATTAAACGTTCATCTCGTGCCATTATAGATTATGTTTTAAATTTAGATGGAAGAAAAGATGATGAGGGAAATGTAATTCCTCCTGTTGACATCATGGTTTTAGAAGACCTCACAGGATTAACAGTAAACACTAAGAAAACTAAAAAAGAAAATCAAATGATATCAGATTTTTCTCGTAGTAGGTTTTATGAATTTATAGAACAAATAGCTTCTATAAATGGAATTTACGTGACTAAGATATACCCCGGAGGGTCTTCTAGGGTATGTAATAACTGTAATCATGTTGGGGTTAGATTTAAATTAAAAAACAATAATATATTTTTCAGGTCCACAGGAAAGAGATTTTATTGTCCGCATTGTGGGAGAGAATACGATGCAGATTATAATGCGTCAATTAATATCGCTGATATGTTTATGGACCGTAAAAAGTGTATGAGATATTGGGATGTTTTTAAGAATAGCCCAGACAGAAAGAAGTTGGAAAAAGAATTGCAAGATAAGGCAGAAGAAAAATTTAGTATAATTTCTGAATTTCTTAAGGTTTCTGGTTGATTTTATAAAATAATTTTGTATAGTAGTTAATTGTAGTATGTTATTTGAAAATTAAATAAAAAAACGGGATTAAATAGTCCTTTTGCTATAAGCAAAAGGCTACCCGATTTCCCGTGCGAGAGTGCGAATAGTTAATGTTCCCAATATCTGCGGATTAGTAGGATTTGCTGATTTTTGTTGAAAAATGAAATTTCAGACATTAACAACACACGGGAGTCTACCGTTTTCCAAAGTGTTTTTGCGTTGAACTTATTGTTAGCAATATAGTTATGAAACATAGGGTGTGGAACACCTTGAATTGTAGGTAGGATAAGGTGTGGAACACCTTGAATTGTAGGTAGACCGCAACTACGCTAAGCAGATTGAAGATGGAGTTATGGTGTGGAACACCTTGAATTGTAAGTAGACCGCAACGCATTTGAAACCTGCTTTTGTCAGGTGGTGTGGAACACCTTGAATTGTAGGTAGACCGCAACCTCTGGCGGTTCAGCAGGCGCTTTGTCCGCTCCGGATAGTCATCAGAATATAGGATAACACAGTGGGATGTCCGCCGTCCGGTGTGGAACACCTTGAATTGTAGGTAGACCGCAACTGGAAGAGACGAAAAGACACCAAGCAATCGGGTGTGGAACACCTTGAATTGTAGACCGCAACGAAAGCCAACGAATGAAATTAATAAACATAGGTTAACAAATGGTAGACTGCAACTCTTTCGAATCCGCTTTAATAAAAATATGGGGGCAAACGCTCTTTACTGAGTTTACGCCTGATGTTGGAGACTTTACAGGCGATAAGCCTACACATCTCAATATACATTCTACAGACCGTAAGATTAGCATCCCATGGTCATCTAACCCAGATAAACTTAAAAAACGACGAGCACAAGTTGTAACTTATATTACTGGAAAAGATAAACCAAACATAATTATTGGGTGGAATATTAAAGAACTGTTCAGCTATATGTTGGGGAAAACTGGAATTCCATTAGAGCTTAACTCTAAAATATATGATTTAAAGATTCTTGAGTGGTATTTAGGGATTGAAAAGAGTGCTCCAACATCCTTAGAAGAAGCACAAAACAGACTTGCCAAAGTGGTACAACATTCTTCGTGGGAAAAGCTTCAAAAAGTTTATGAGGGGATATATATACCGTTGATAACACGAGTCGTTCCTGCTATGGAGACTATCGGTGTTAATCATTGGGGACTTAAAAAAAGGCTTCATAGTCATTACGAAATAAACGGTCAAGTCAATGGCCGTATGAAATGTTCAAAAATTCTTCAAGATGGTTTTAATCCACATTCGATAGGTCTTGAAGATAGGAGAGCGCTAAGAGCGGTTGGTTTTGACCGTATATTTATGTATTTAGATTATAAACACATGGAGGTTTCAGTTCTTCAGTGGTTGAGCGGTGATGAAGTTTTAGGAAAGATATTAGATTCAGGGCAAGATATTTATGAGGAAGTATGGACGATTCTTACGGCATTAGAGAGTACACCTAAATTTAGGGAAAAATGTAAGGGATTGTTTCTTCCGGTAGTCTATGGACAAGGAGTTGCATCAGTAGCTAAATCCAGCAAAATATCGGAAGAAGTAGCGAAAAGATTGGTGAAAAGAATTTACACTCGTTTGCCAAGAGCAATGGATTGGATACAAACACAACAAAAATTATTAGTAGATGGAGTGGGTGTTGATGTTCATGGAAGATGTAGACAATTTGACCAACCGTATAAGGTACGAAATTTTATTGTACAATCTCCAGCAGCATTGTTGTGTTTACACAAGTTGGTCGAGTTATATGATGCAATGAAAGGGTTGGCACACGTTGCCTTTCATATTCATGATGGTTACGTTTTATATGTGCCGAAAGAAAATAGAATGAAAGTGGCAATACGAGCTAAGGAAGTATTGGAATCAGAGGATAGATTTTTCCAAGGTCTGAGGTTAAAAGTTTCATGTAAAATAGGAAACAATTTAGATGAATTAAAAGAAATGAGGATAGATGAATGAAATATGTAAATCCTTTCCTATAGGAGAGGAAGAGTATGCGTTGTTACACAAAAAGTTCGGTGATTTGAACCACTATATTGCTTGGCAACTTTACAAGAAAAATAGTAGAAATAATCATACGGACGAACAGGAGGACATCGCTCAGGAGTTGACGATAGCATTAATTAGAGCGGGGTCATATTACAAAAGACAAGTTTATATTGAGAAATCTCTCGATTTATGTCATAGATTTGTAAAAGATGAATTTTTGAAAATAATTGTTTTAGAGTTGAAAGACCTTTGGGCCAATAAAACACGTCATGGTGCTAGTCGCCAGAAGTTCGGCCCATATCAAGAAAAGATTCTAAATAAAATTCTCAAGAAACTGGTTCCGGTGAATAAAAGGCCATCTAAAAAAGCCCCGCTGGAGATTGATGGTAAATTCACCACATATTGTAAAGCAATTACGTGGAATGCCCAAAAATCTATGGGAAAAAAGATAACAAGGGAAAAAGGGATTAGAGCCGCAATGGTTTCTCTTTCAGAGTTTGATTATCTTTCTTCCACAAAATTAAGTACTCGTACTCTATAAGAAACACAGATACACTCAGGAGTATTTTATTGATATGTGCCATATGGTGAGCATCAAAATATTTAATTGATTATTTAATCATATTAAGGTAGAATAAGAACATGGTTGGAATTGAAGAATTACCTATAGAGTTAACAGCAGAAGAAGCAGCAGAGTTGTCTAAGTTGGTTAGTCCCGATTCAGAGGAACCTAATGCTTATAAATGGGACGAGGAATTTCAGAGAGAATTGCTTGGTCTTCTTTTACATGACAGACATTTCTTGTTGGAAAGTTTGGCTATTATAAAACCAAATTATTTTGTGAATGAAACCCATCGTCATATTTGTGATATTCTTTTCAAGCATTTTGATAAGTATAAAACACTTCCTAGTAAAGTTCAAATGGTTAATGAGCTTAATGAAGTGCTTGAAGGAAAGGCAGATGAGATTAAAGTTCTTCATATTGGAGAATATAATGAAATTATCTTGGGTTATCTTCCGGGTATGGAATCGAGAGATTATTACAGGGACAAGATTGTTAATTTTGCAAAGACACAATCTCTGAAACAAGCATTTCATAAATCTTTACAGGCTATCAAAGAAGACCCCGAATCAGATAACACATGGGAAACTATCCATGAAGTCCTTAGAGAAGCGTTGACTGTGCAACATAATTTTGACCTTGGTTTGGATTATTTTCAAACAGTAGAAGAAAGATATGATAGAATGAATAAAGAAATAGAAATAGGCGACAGGTTTACTTCTGGTTTCCTTGCTATTGATGCGGCATTATCAGGTGGCGGGTTGAAGCGTGGTGAGATAGGTTCTTGGGTGGGGCTAAGTGGAACTGGTAAATCATTGGCTTTGAAGGTAGCAGCTATTGCTAATATCAACAAAGGGAAAAAGGTATTATATATTTCTCTAGAAATAGACCAAGACGGCGTTGCAGAAAGGTTTGATGCTGAATTGGCTAGTATGATGGAAAGTCCAGATGTTGAAGATAAAATTACAATAAAAAATTTGCTTGATAAAAAGCAAATGGTTTTTGATTTTGTCAAAGAATATAAAGAGGATGTTTGCGTAGAAGACCAGATGTTGATTATTAAACAATTCCCCGGTGGCCAGATGGATATGGCTGCATTTCGTGCATACCATTCACAGTTAAAATTACGTGGGTTTCATCCTGATTTGATTATAATTGATTACATTGGGGAAATGAAAGATTATAGTGGAATACCTACTCATGAATCCAGATATAGAATCACAAGAGATTTACGTGGATTTGCCGTTGAAGAGGATGTTTTAGTTTTAACAGCAATGCAACCTAATAGAACAGCTAAGGAAGTTGTCAGAAGTGGAGATTTGATTGATGATGAAAACCTTGGCGATTCTTATGCACAAATAAAACCACTTGATGCCATGTGGACTATAAATCAGTTACAGGAAGAAAAAGATTGTGGTTTGGCAAGAATATATGTTGCTAAACACAGGTCTGGAAAGACTAGATTTTCTTTTCATGTTTCATTTAATTACGATACGTTAGCTATTAAGCAAATTAGTTATGAAGAATATTCAGAAATATTGAAGGAATATCGTAATACCAAAGAAAAAACCACGACAGACAAAATGAAAGAAACTGTTGATGACCGAAAAGTAAGAAGTGTTATAGATGGCAACCAGAGGGAAGTTAATTTTAGAATGGAGAGAGAATAATGACAGAATTAGATGATATTTTAGACGGAGTAAGAACAATAAAAGTAGCTGGTCAGGACGTGGTTATAGACCCTAGAAGGCTTACTTTTTCAGAGGTCACTCTTACCAGATATACAGAAGAAGAAGGTGTGTGGTATAATTATTTTGGTCAACGTCTTGCGGATGCTGATGCGGAATGGCAGGTTTTTTCTTCTAAACATGATAAAATTAGTTCAGAAAAATTTGTCCAATTTAAATCAGAAGGTGGTTCAGATAAGTTTGTTGAAGCACGGGTAAAGAGCGACGACGAAGTGAAGAAGGCTAAGGACCACGAAATGGCTGCTAGGCATAAAGTAAAGGTATTACAACAGCATTTGCGTGCATGGGATAAATGTCACGAAAACGCACAGAGTAGAGGGCACATGCTTCGAAAAGAAATAGATAAGTTGAATCGTGATACCTTTGCAAAGAATAAGATGGATGGCGAGATGGAAGAAGAAGTAGATAAAATTATAGCTTCTTCAAAAGATGATTAAAAATTTATAGTATTAAGAATATATAATATGCCTTGGTAGTTTCGTCTTCGGCTTTAACAAAGGAAGCGAATGTACCTGTTCGTGTGGATAGTACATCGTTTTGTTAGGGCAGCAAGAAAGCCAACACGAGGGCTGGATGCTTGTAAGGCACAGTCCAGCGGAATTGCAAAGAGATAAATAAAATCTCGGGCCGAGGTAAGGGGGTTCAAAAGATTGTTTCTTTTGGGTTCCCTTTTTTATGGACACACAAATTTTACAACTCGAATTGCAGGAAGACCTAAAAAAACAAACAATAAGCTCAAAAGCTTTGCTTGGAACTTTTAGACTACTTACAGATAATTCTAGATTAACTGGAGCTTATCAAGATTCTTCATATTTTCCTTTATATTATTATTTAGGCAAAAGGATAAATGCCAAAAATTTAATTGAATGGAATTTTAATTTGGGACTTTATAGTGGTTGTTTTTTGAAGGGAAATAATACGGTTGAAAATATATTTGCTTTTCACGAGAAGACGGAGGAATTTTATTCTTCACGGATAGGCGTTTCTAATATAAAAAATCATTATCATAAAAAATTTGATATTTGTGAAGGGACTATTGAGGAAGCCCAAGAGGGATTAGGTAAAGATTCGTGGGATGTCGCTATTGTGAATGGAGAGGTATCTTATAAAGAGCAAATATCTAGATTAAATATTTTGTGGGAGCACATAAGCCCGGATGGATTAATAGTGGTTGATTATATAGGCTCAAACTGTGGATTTGAAGATTTTTGTCGTATAAAAAATCGTGTGCCTATTATTTTTAATACAAGATATGGAATTGGAATAATTCAAAAATAAAACATGTTTACTAATTTATTTTGAGGTAAATAAAATGGGATATGAAGTCAAATATCAATATCATGCCAAAGATGAAAATGGCGAGTATAACACAGATGAAACCAAAGAAGGAAGCATTAAAGTAGGAACTCCTTATGAAGATTTGCCATTGGATAATCTGGCTGGAAAAGTTATGTCCCTTTTAGCTAGAAGAAATATATTGGTCACAGAAATTGAAACTTATGAATACACAAAGAAAAAAATAAGTTTTTCAGAAGAAGAAAATGGAATCAAGATTAAGAATAAAAAATTTAAATTTGATGATGGGCCACCAGTACAATGTTCAGAAGAATATAATGTAAAAGAACAGTTACAAGCCATTATTTCTGCACATCCAGAGTTGTTAGAAGGGGCCGCACAAACGCCTACAGCACCCGCACAAGGCTCCATACGCCCCGTTCCTACGAAAGTGGACTCCACCCCCCATCAAAGTCGTGAGCAAGTTATTCGACGTGAATATTATTGGCCAGATGATGAGAGATGGGTGAATTATGCCAGAAATACTAATCCGAATATGTCATTTACTTTAAAAAAAGCGTATCCGATATATGCTGAAAAAAATGAGCCGTCTGATGGCCAAACAATCGGTGGTATTTTATATAAAACTAGGGATGATAATGGTAATTTGATGTGGGCAGTTGATAAATTATTTTCTATGTCAATACCACAAGGAGATTTAACAGGAAAGACAGATGGCGGATTGTCTGATGCTGGGTTGGTTTGGTCTGGAACCCAAAACGATAACATGCCAGCAATAAGGTAAAAATGAATAAAGCTAGAAAAAAAGATAAGAAAAAAAAAGATAGGGCTAAAAAGAATAAATCTATGTTTGCTAAAAAAAGAGCTAAAGACCGTGCTGAAAAAAAGAAGGAGCGAGATATCGAAAAGAGGATAAGGGATGCTGAACCTAAGAGAGAACCATTTCGTAATCCTTTAACGCCAGAAAAGCAAGCAGAGAAGGATGAAAAGATAAAGGCTAAATTGCAACATAATCTTGAAGTTCTTGAAGCTCTTGAAGAAGAGTATGATGCAGAAAAGAGCAAAAGAGAAGAACTAAACAAAGTGCTTGAAGAGCAAGGAAATGTAACTATACAAGAAAAATTGAAAGCAATATCAGAAAAGAATGCTGCTGAAAACATTTCTGAAGATGCTGATGAAATTGAAATACAATAATTTTTATTTTGCGAATATTAAAAAAAAGCCAGATTTTTTCTGGCTTTTTTTAATTAATTTATATTTTTCGCTAAAATAACTTGCACATTAAAACGATTATAGATATAGTAAACAAACGTAAAACAATTAACTTATTACTTTTAAACAGGAGAAAACAAAAATGTCACTAAATTTAGCAGAAATGCAAAACGAGAAAGAGAGACTAGCACAAGGAAACAGAAACGAATTTCTAGAGAATTTCGTAAAAATGCCCGATGGTAATGGGCATATAACACTTCGCTTACTACCTCCCGCAGAAGATGGGATGTTTGAGAAAGAAACAAATCCTTTTGTTGTAAGAACAAGAATTCACCGTGTGAACGATAAAAGTTTACATTGTCCAAAAGAGTTGGATTTGAACAACAGTAGGCGTTGGGTTGGCGAGTGTCCAATTTGTCGTTATTACCATTGGTTGTGGAATGAGTCTAAGAAGAAAGACCCGTCTGAGGCCGAAGCAATGCAGAACAAGGCTCGGGACATTAAACCCATAGAGCGTTATTATTATAATGTATTGGTACGTTCTCAGTTTAATGAGGATAAACAAGCCGTAGAACAAAATGTTGGTCCCAAGATTTTTAGTTGCGGTAAGACTCTTTATGGAATGATTGTTCGAGCAATCTGTGGAGACAAAGAACTTGAAGAAAAGCCTCTGGGCGATGTAACAGATATAAAGTCCGGTCGTGATTTCAAGTTGATGAAGACGATGAGGCAGTCGGGTCAAAATAGTTATCCAAATTATAGTGACTCCAAATTCCTTGATGAATCTCCACTGGGAGAGGGCGAAGATGTAGAAAAATGGTTGAACAATCTTCACGACCTCACACTTCTTCGTGTTATTAAGCCCGAAGAAGAATTGAAGCACGAGCTTAAAGTTCATTTGGGACTTGAGAAGGATGTTGATGATGGTTTTGACCCTTCTGAATTCCAGAAGAAGCCACCAGTAACCGAAGAAGCCCCTGTAGTAACAGAGACAAAGGTTGAAGAGGTTCCGGCTCCTGCTCCAAAGGAAGAACCAGTAGTTGAGGAAGATGATGCGTTAGATGGAGATGATTTTATTGAGAAATTGAAATCCATGTAATCCATGTATTTCTGTCAGAGGGCCATGGGAAAAGGAAGTTCCCATGGCCCTTTTTAAAACAAGGAGAAAGAATGCCAAAGAAAAAAAAAGAAAAAGAAGAATCTAAGGATTTTTTTGCTAATTTAGCAGAACATACAGGTGGTCGTATTTTAAAGGGATTAGGCGATAGCCGATATTTTGTAGATAGTGGTAATTTAGCTTTGAATTATATTAATTCAGGGCGTTTCATGGGCGGCGGTTGGCCCACAGGAATTACAGAAGTTTATGGGCCTCCTGCATCTGCAAAGAGCTTGTTGGCTTATGCGGCGTTAGGAGCTTGCCAAAGAATGGGAGGAGTTGCCATTCTTTTGGATTGTGAGCGTGCGGCGAATGAAAAGTTTGCAGTTAGTGCTGGTCATGTAAATGAAAATGAATTAATTATTCAAACGCCCCTTTTCATAGAGGACGTAGAGCGTAAGATTTATAATATGACGAAATATATCAGGACTGAAATGGGTGATGATATCCCAATATTTTTTGCTTGGGATTCTATTGGAGTAGCTTCTTGTGAGCGAGAATACAAAGAGACGAATCTCCCTGATAAATATACACAAGAGCAGTTCAAAAAGATTGTTGGTGGAAAAGAACAGCCCGGAGAACGTGCAAAAGCTGCTGGTCGTCTATTAAGAAAAATAAATCCGTTTTTAGATGAATATAATGCTAGTTTATTTGTTATCAATCAAACTAGAATGACAATAGGCCAGATGTGGGGTGATCCCGAAGTTACTGCTGGTGGTGGTAAGGCACTTCCGTTTTATGCCAATTGCCGTGTTCGAACATCGCCCATGAAGAAGATTGAAGATAAAGCAAAAAAAATACCCATTGGCGTTAATCTAAGATTAAGGAATAAAAAGAGTCGTTCATTTGTTCCATTCTTGGGAACAAGTAATGTCCAGTTATATTTCGCAAGTGGGATTAATCCTCTTGGCGGTCTTTTAGAGGTGTTGATAGGTGCAGGGCGAGTAGCAGGAAAAGGAACATATACAGTTCAGGAACCATGGGCAGGAGGGGAAGAAATTAAATTCAAAGCATCAATGGCAAGAAATGATGTGCCAATAGAATTAATTTTGCAATGCCCAGCTTTGGTAGATGCTGAATCTACCAAAGAAATAGAAGACTATTTAGCCATTTATTCTGAGGCATATAAGTTGTCTATGTCAGATGATGTGGTCGAAACGATTGTGGAAGGTGAGGATGATATATATTCTGATGATGAAGAAGATATATTAGAGATTTCATAAATACTAATTAAATAAAAAAAGCCCACTCAAAGGTGGGCTTTTTTTATTTGTAAACATTAGTCGCCGTAAAATCCCTTAGCATATTTTCTGCGTTGAGCCTCTACTCTTTTCATTGCCTCGCTTCTTGTTTTGGTCTTTATTGGGCTTTTTTTTCTTTTTCTTTTTAAAGACTCCATCACAGACAATTTCTTTTTTGGTTTGTCATTTTTGATTATCGCCCAATTTCCCGGCGAAGTTTTCATTATGTTATAGCCTTTGTCTGTTAATTCTTTTCGCACTGCCAAAATATGGTTTTTATAAGTTGCGAGAATAAAGTCGAACGACTTAAAATGGTAGGCGATATCATTAGCAGAAACAGATTTTTGACATAAGAACTGTTCCCTAATATAATTCCTAATTGTTTCTGCTTTTCGTGTTTTTTCGTTTGTGGATTTGGTTTTTTGGTTGTTACGAAGGCGTTTCTTGATTTTTGTTTCGATTACCGTATAATCGACATCGACCTTATAATCTTGGTCTGTTAGAGCCTTAGCCAGATTGATAAGGTCAAGTAATGGTGGCATATTTTCGGCGTCTACAGACACCAAATATATTGCTGCATTAAGTTTGTTTGCGTATTCTATAAGCTGTCGGTAATTCTTTTTAAACGTGAAATACTTATTGCCATCGGAATCTTCAATCATGATACATTTTTTGGTTTTCAAGTTAAGCTCCTTATTCTGTATTGCATTCTACAGAATTTTGAGTAGAATGAAAGCTCAAAATTAGGAATTAGCAAAATGGATTCAGAAGAACTTTTAATGTTTGATTCTTGTCGTAGGTTTGGAGCGGAGATAGAAATCTGTTCCTTTGACCATAGGAATTTCAAAACCCATCCTTTAGATGGTAATGAAATGCCTATGGGTATACAAGAAGTTGCCCAGACTTTGATGGAGGGATTAAATGCCAGAATCATTGTAAATAAATGGGAGCATACCCACAATAATGATTCGTGGGTATTAAAGCCTGATTCTTCGGCTGGCATTGAGATTTGCTCTCCGGTTGTAAAGGGCTGGCGTGGTATAAGGGATGTATGTACTGCTGTAGAGTTGATGAAAACAAATCCCGAAGTGGCTGTCGATGATAAATGTGGTTTCCATATTCATATCGAAGTGGCCGATTTTGATGATAAGCTTTTAGGGAAAGCTCTTGCTTGGTGGGTCAAATGCGAATCTGTGTTTATGGATTCCGTTCCAGCAAAAAGAAAAAGAAATAAATATTGTGAACAAGTTGGATTGAGTCCAGAGTTCCATCATGATAAAAGAATTGATGCACTTTGGCTTGTTAGTTTATTAGGTGAAATGAAGTATTATACAATTAATACATATCACTTATGCAAGGGCAAAAGAAGAACTATAGAGTTTCGAATTATTGAGGGCGAAGGTTGTCTTGATTCATATCTTATAAAAAATTGGATGAGGTTACTCATTCATTTTATGGAGATGGCTAAAAAAGTGCCATGGCCTAAGAAGTATAAAGAAGGCAATCCGTGGACTGGATATTTATGGCTAGATTTTAGCGATGTAATGAGGTTTTTGGGATTTGACCAACCGTTGTCTAAAGGGTTGGAAGAAACAAGAAACTGGTTTATCGCAAGGATACAGAAAAATATACAGGAAAATTTATCCGGTTCTTTATCTGAAAAAGCAAGAGGTATTTGTGCTCGACAGGTTGAAGAATTTATATCCCAAATGGGATTGGGTAATGACCTTTCAAAATGGCTCGTGCCAGATAATTTGGAAGAGGCGTTATATTCAAAAGAAACCGCTCTATAAAGGCGTTCATAATCGTATATAAATTGTGACTGAGTATAAAGAATTAAGTGCTGCAATAGAACACATGAGGAATGTGGGGGAACAATTAATTCCATATAATTTTCCTCAAGCAGACCCTCAACTTGAAGATGAAATGGGTATCTTGAAGACACGAGAATTATGCGTTGATGGATACCACGTCATTTTACATTTCAGCAAAGCTTTTCATAATGATAGTTATTTAGAAACTTTACAGATATTAGGAAAGAAAGTTCCCTTTCTCCCTTTCAATCTGGTTGTTAAGTTAGCTAAAAAGTTTTTGGGGTCTCATTGTTTATCTTTATCCGAATTATTAAGAGATAATAGGAAAATTTATTGTTGGACTATAGCCGTAGATGCGGAAGGTCACCCGCTTCCTTTAGTTCACGAAGAAGCAAAACTCCTTGAGTTTGAGGGTTTTGAATATTCCTACGTAGATGCACAATTTATAAATTTTTATTAATCATTTTTATATGTTTTAACTGATTATTTGACGTAGATATCTTAGTTGTACCTATTATTGGGAGGAAAGAATTATGGGTAAGGCTAGTAAAATTCAACATCTTTTAATCGACCATCTTCTAGAAAAAGGACAAATATCTCTGCTGTTGCCGGGAGGAATGTCTGTAGAAGTAGGAATAGTTCAAGAGGGAAAACATGGATTACAAAAGACCGATGATTACTGTTGGGTAACAGCTAATCAAAATAATAATTCAGTAAATATAGATTCATATAATAATTTATATTTGCAATACCCAGAAAAAAGTGGTAAAATGCTTATTGAAGATAAGTTTGAAAAAGAAGGGATGCCTATAACGGTCCTGCAAGCTTGCTAGGCTTCTTTAGTTTGTAGATGAGTAATTTCTGAATTAGATAGAGTAAATTCGCTGGTTATGTTTTTATTATCTATAGAATATTCTACCCATATTATAAATCCCTTAGATGTGAGTTCAAATCTTGTCATCTTAAGAGTATGTATAGTTCCTTGTGTATCAAGGTGTTCGTGAGAAAATTCAGCACAAAGAGAAAGTAGTTCACGATAGTTCGTGAACTGAGTCCAAGAAGTTAATAATAAATTTTCAATTTTATCTAGGTTAAGTAACAAGAGGATATACCTATGAACGATTCGAATTTAAGAGAGTATACTAAAATTTTATCTGATGCCGATATTTCTTATTTATACGTTAGGTTTCAGCAGAGATTGGGTGGGGATATGGGGGAAATTAGTGAAGTTTTAGCCAGAAGTAGAGAAATAGACAGGTGGTTGGCTTCAGCTAAGAGTTTTGATGAATGGGATGAAATGTTTGAAAGATTAGCAAGAATAATTTCAGAAGCATATAAAAATAGAAAATTAGACCGTTGTTAAAAGAAAATATGATTTTGTGAACTTATCAAATTCACATCTTCTAATTCACCTTGTCCGTCAGCTAGATTTTCAAAAGTAAAATCGGAAGGCTTGTAAATTCCGTCTTTTACCACAAGAATAAATTCACTAGGTTTATTCTTGTCTATTTTTTTAGTATTTAATACATATTCGTAAGTTGGAATAGGACAGGGTACTTGTTCAAGATTAATAAGCAATAAAGTAAGCCATTTGTTTTCATATTGAAAAACATGTTTGTCTTTTTTAAATACTACAGGATTTTTGGTGCTTGTAAATACAAAGTGGTCTATAGTGTCGCTCACCCAATTTATTAAGTTTTCATTTCTTTGAATGGTGTCTTTTGGATTGATAACACTCACGTTTGCTTTAACCTTAAATAAATCATCTCCTAATCCAATTGGGATATAATGATTTTTAACTGAAGTTTTTGGTGCTGGCAAATTACTAATTGGTAAAGCCTCAGAAGTAATACCTAAAGGACATGGAAAATTATTATTTTTTACATTTTCTACTATAAAATCTTTTATCAAAATTTTTCTTACTGATTCCATACTACGGCAGTTTCCGCAATGTGCTCTCGATTTGCAAAATCCACTATCTGAAAGTTTCTGTTTTTTTTTCGAATATCCTTTTGGGTATATTTTGGCTCCTATCAGTCTATCATTGTTTCTGTCGATTTTTAAATCTTTCCCTATAATAGGTAGGATAAATTCGTCTGCGAATTGGTAATCATGACTTTTTACAAAACGATTATGTGTGGAGTGCCATATTTTTAATTGTTCTGCTGCTTTAGGCAATACGCCACCTTTTACTCCCCACAAACCGCCAAAAATAAGAGGTTCTTTACGCATTGATGACATATGTTTAAATCTATATGGATAT